GATGCGCCCGAAAAGTTGTAAGCGGTTAGCAGGTTCTCACTTCCAGTTCCGGTTAAAGTTGTGAAGGTCGCAGCGGTGTTGACTACCAAGAAGTCGTAGTTCTTCCCGGTAACGGTTCCGTTGATAAACTCCATCGTACCACCTTGGCCGAGCATTTGTTGCAATATGGGTGTAGGCATAATTTGCTTTTAGTATAAATGTAGATTAGGTCGGAATTTCACAAACCGAGTGTCCGTAAGGGATTTCAAAAGTCATCGTCGCCTGCCACCCTGCGGTGCGGTCATCCCGGCTCTCTACAAAGCGTGTAAGGCTCACGGAGGCACTAAGAGTCCAGTCCTCGTTCGGGTCGTTTGTAAGGGATGATATGAAGTCCTGTGCGATTTGTAACTGGTCGCTTAGGACCTCGTCCTCGTTGTCCTGCCAACCCAGCGTAGGGCTGCCCGAAACCACTCCGCCCATCGGCTTAATGGATTCAACACGGTCAGAAAAGTAAACCCCAACCACCAAGTCCAAAGTACCAGCGTCAGTAGTTGCAGACTGAACGTCCGCAAACACGAGCGGATAGACGATGCGCTCACGGCTTGGGGTTCGAAGGTTGATGGTGTTGTCCGTGCCTACCGCAAGAGGGTCGCCCGTCCCGAAGGAGTTGACTTGAGGATGAGCATTTGCAAGGTCCAGCAGGGCTTGCTTGATTTTTATCCAAGACATAGGCTTGTAGTTTCAGTATGTTTTTTTTGTGTGCGCCCATCGTTAGCAGTCATTACACGCCCCGAATTGACCGTAGGGGTAGGGGTAGTCCAAGTTGCTGATTCCCATCCTTCGGTTGCGGTCCAAGACCATCCCGGTGCGATAGTTGGTTGCGTTCGGGTAGATGGTGTCAAGAGCAGAAGGAGGCGAGTTCCACAAGGGATAGGAGTTGCGGTTCTCCATCAGGTACCGGGTAATCCGCTCGGAATACCACTCCGCATCATTCTTGACCTTATCGGTCAGCCGTGTGATTTCTTCCATGCTCATTTGGCTTGATTCCTCGCTCGTTCTACGGACCATGCCCTTGTTCATGTACTTGAACGCTAAGACCATGGGTAACTCGTAGTAGAGCCATTGAATCATAGCCGGCTGGATGTAGTCCTCCAAGAGCGTTTGGTTGAGCGCAGACGTTGAACCGCTGACGACCTGCGTAACCAATTCCCCATACAACGGAGAGCCAACGATGGGCTGAATCCGCATCTCTTGGACCTTGACAACCGTTGGACGGATTTGGGTGTAGGATACGTTCTCGTTGATGATGCTATTGTCCAGCAGCGTTTCTTCGCTTATGAATAGTGCCTTCATGCCTTCGTGATTTTATTGCCTTTGCGGATGACGAGTTGCTGCTCCCATACATGGCGACATTGGGGGCGATTCACTCCGCTGGGCGTGTGATACCAACCACCCCTCCTGTTCCAAACGGAGTAGCCCATAATTGCAGAAATCCCGTCGATGTCGTCCCTCGTGTAAACCTTGCCTTGCCCGGCTAAGTCAAGCATCACTTTGCAGAACTCACGGCTGGAACCTTTGTCCTTGTTGCTGAATCCTGTCGCCCATGCGTATTTGTAGCGGACTTCCAAGACTGGCTCGGCAACTTCCTTTACGTTCTTGGGAAGGTTCTGCTCGGCAATCTTGTCCACGGCCCGGCTGATTGGGTAGCGGTCCTTGGTAATCAAGTAGGCGACTCGCTTGGCGACCTTCGCCTTGCTGACCCCAAACTCCTTTGCCATTTCTTCAACCGATGCGTCCCGGTTCTTCTTGCGATAAGCCTCAATCTTCAGGTCCAATTCTTTCTCTTCTTCGCCCAGTTCGGCAAAGGCCAACCGTATGTTTTCGTCTATGTTGGAGTCAAACCGCATCGGCTTGGAGTGCATGACATGGTAATCGTCTGCATGGCATCCGAACTTGCTTGCAACCACCTCCAAGACTTTGAACTCTTCGTCGCCCCATCCGTAGTCTTCGTCGTCTTCTTCGCCCCATTGAGGCTCGCTGAACTCTTGGGACTGCACTCCGAGCATCGTGTCAATCTCTTGGGCAGACAAACCGAATCCTGCTGACAACATGGTCCGAGCCATCTCCAGCGTGATTTTCTCCTGCATATACTGCCTGACAATTCGCATCAGGTTTTGATACTCACGGCCCGATAGTTTCTTGATGTTCTCGTTTGATGCCAAGCCTTGCGGTGCAGTAGGTTCAGGGCTGACCTCTACGGCTGCAGTTGCTCCTGCAAGACCCGAACCCTCTGCCTTTGCAGGCAAGGACACCAAGGCCCTAATTTCGTTGGCTGACATGGATTCCAAGACCTTGTTGGCAACCAACGGAGAGAGTGAATTGATAGCCGTGATAACGTCTTGGACGCTTGATTCAGTCTTGATTTCAATAGGCGGCAAGCCTGCTTTCTCACGCAGTTCTGCGGGGGTCATGGCTTGAAGGAGAGCCTGTTCGCTCAACTGCTCCGTGATGGGGTTGGTAGGAATCAACTCCATGCCTTCCACACCGTTGAAAGACCCCAAGTAGTTTATCATTCTTTCGACCTTCTGCACCCGGTCGTTGACGTAGGTCGCCTTGAATAACTCGTAGGCCTCGACCAATTCGTTGCGACCACCTAATTGGCCTTCGGTCTTGACTCCAAATAGCATGGGGTTGGTTACACGGTGTGCGATAAAGATTTCTTGTTGGATTGCTTTGTTCAGTATCTCGAACTGCTTGTCCATATCGGACGGAGTGAGCGGTTCCAGCGTTGGGGCCTTTGCTGCGTCGTCGTTGAATGTAACCACAAAGCGACCAGCGTTGTCGGTGCCACTAAACTTTCGCTTGATTTGCCTTTCGATGTCGCCCTGTTCTTCGGGTGTCGGAATCCCGTTGTTGAAGTTTATCAAGTAACCCCCCCAAAAGTTGTTGCGAAGGTTGTTGTTGTGGAAGTTGGCGACCTGCACGTCTGCCTCAATCCAAGCGTTGCCACCGATGTATTCGGGGAGCGGGTAGTGCTTCACGCCAGCAGCGTAGACCCTGTAATAAAACAACTGCTTTCCGAGGCGATTCTCCGGGTCGAAGGCAGGAATCTTCTCGATGTCCCCAACCTTGGGGAACAACTGCATCATGTCGTCGTTGTACCAGTCAGCGACTTGGAACATCTTCTCCTCCTTGTCAACCCGGATTTTCTCAAAGGGGACGTGCTCCATCTTCGCAATCGTGCCAAGTTTGGACCAAGTAACCGCAACCGCAAAGCCGTTGAAAATCTCTAAGTCCAAGACCAGTTTCTCGGTGATGTCGTTTAAGTCCTCGGTGCTTGACATTCCGTCAAAAAACTTGATGAATCGGGCCTCTTGTTCGACGGTCAGGTTGTCCCCTGCCTGCCATCCTCCGCCCATGATATAGTTCACCTTTCCGTTGACGATGGCGTTGTGCTTGCTTGACCTGCGATAGTTGTCAAGGAGGTAATAAGGGTATTCGTTCGCAAAGCCGTAGGTGATGTACTTGCCGGAGCGGTTCTCCAACATGACAGGCACCTTATGCTCTATCCCAAGCCATTGGGTGAAGTGTTGAGTAGATTTATTACTCATAGCGTGTGGACGGTAAATGAAAGGGCTGAAATCGTGATACTTGCACCGCTATCGATTGCGTTGATGTAGATGGTGAATACATCGTTGACCGCACCTTGCAAGACCGTTTCGTAAATACCGCATGGCCGTTCGTGTGGGTCGTTGTTATGTCCGTCATTGACTGGTCGATGGTCGTGCCGTTCTTGGCGATGTAAACCTTGATTTGCGTGTTGTTATTCTGCGCCAAGACCATGGACGCAGCGATGCGAAGGGTCGCATTCGTTGTGCCTGTGTAGGTCAGCGAGTTGGTGGTTCTTGAAAAGTTGTAGGTTGACAAAACGCCTGATTTCATCGTACTTGTCAACTTGACCCTTTGCCCCTGCGTCGGGGTAAAGGCCGTATCGGTATCGATGTAAAGGTTTGCAAAACCTCGCTCCCGGTCAAGCGTTGCGGTGTCTGCAAGGTCGTCGAATAGACCACCAACACGGGATGCGGTGTTCGCCCCGGCAGCGGTTTCGTTGGTGATAGTTAATGCACTCTCTTGGAGTTGGCTTCGTGTTTGTACGCTCATGCGAAGGATTGGTCAAAGGTTGAATCGAATACCCTCACGCTGGATGCGAGATAGGTGTTGTAAGTGATTGTATTGGCGTAGGTGTTGAAGCCTATCGTTGCGGTTTGTACAAAAGCCAAGCCCGTTTCAACCACCGCAAGGGCTGCTGAAACCGTGCTATTGGTATCGTAAACCTCATACTTATACGAGCCTGTTTCAAGCGACCCCACGGCAATCTGAAATTGGTCATAGCGGTTGGTATAGGATGAAAGGTTTGCGGATTTCAGCAGGGTGTAGTCCGTCGTGGTGTTCTTGGCAATGCTCGTGAGTCGCAAGATGTAGCGGTCCCCCGTGCTGGCTCGCTCGGTCCAAGTAACCGTAATCGTGTTGGTCGTGTCAGGGCTAATGTAAAGCATCTGCTTGTAAATGTGCGATGCCCCCGAATTTCACAATTTGCGCCCAATCTGCCTGTATAGTTCGGCCCGCTTCTTGGCGGTTTCGGCCACGTTGAATTGCTTCTTGATGTCCCGCGTAAGGTTATCAGCCAAGCCATTGCGAAGATCGGGGTCAAGGATTAACTGCTTGATGTACTTGTACCAGTCCTTGGGCTTGTTGTAAGGAACCAAGAACCCGTTCTCTCCGTGCCGAATTACGTCGGTGTAGGGGATGGTTTCGGATGCGATAATCGCTTTGTTCATCCACCCTGCCTCAACGACCTTCAACTCGGATTTGAGTTTGTTGAACTTGGTGTCCCGGAGCGGTGCAAGGGTTACGTTCACGAAGTTGTAGCCTCCGACGTAGGAGTAGATGTCCGCTGCTTGAATGCGTCCGTAGTTCGGGTTGTTCCCTTGGTCGCTGATTATCTTTTCGTAGCCCTCGTAAACAGGGTTGTTGTCGTTCCAACCTCCGAGATAGAGCCTGTACTTGCCATCCAAGTTTGCGTCCCAGCGTAACTTCTGCATCCCTTCTCGTAGCAGTTCCATGTCCTCGCCATGCTGCGCACCTCCGAACCAACCGAACTTGACGAGGTGCTTGTCGGGTTCTTCGTCGGGGTTGGGAATGAACTGCTGATACGCTTCGTATGGTTCGTTTTGTAGAATGCTCACATTCGCATTTAGAGGCCGTATACGAGCAGCAAGGCGAAGGTTGCCAAGCGAGTCGCCTACCTAATCACAAAGGACCGCTACCCAATCAGCAGGGCCGTGGACAAGATTGCCGAGCAGAACCTGCCCAAGAATGTCAAGGAAGTTGCCGAGCCTGTACTTGAGGTCCGCTACAAATACGCATGGGCCACAGGGTTCAGCAACAAGGACAAAGGCTCCAGCCGTGAGTTCTGCAAGGTGATGCTTGACTTGGCTGGGCAAGGCAAGGTTTACACAAGGGAGGACATCGACGGGATTTCTGCAATCATGGGTTACTCCGTTTGGAATCGCAGAGGCGGTTGGTATCACACACCGAGCGGAGTGAACAGGCCACAATGTCGCCATGTATGGGAGCAGCAGTTGGTAATCCGCAAAGGCAATAAAATCAGCAAGGCATGAAGGCACTATTCATAAGCGAAGAAACGCTGCTCGACAATAGCATCATCAACGAGAACGTATCCTACACCCAAATCCGTCCAACGGTCATCAAGGTCCAAGAGATGCGGATTCAGCCCATAGTTGGCTCTCCGTTGTACGGGCAATTGGTTACGCAGGTCGTCAGCGGTTCAACGTCTGCCCTGAATCAAACGCTGCTGGAGGACTACATTCAGCCTGCAATGATTCAATGGCTCTACTACGAGTTGCCGATGGTCCTTGCGTTTAAGTACATGAACAAGGGGATGGTTCGCAGAACAAGCGAGGAGTCCTCACAAATGAGCATGGAGGAAATCACCCGACTGACCGATAAGGTCAAGAACGATGCCGAGTGGTATTCCGAGCGCATTACTCGCTACCTCATGGAGAACCGCAACTCCTACCCTCTTTGGAACTCGCCTCCGTCTGCTTTGGATACCATTTACCCGAACGCCACCAACTACCGAACAGGGATGGTCTTGGACCGCAACCGAAGGATGGGAATCAGCAATTTGGACTACCCCTACCCCTACGGTCAATTCGGGGCGTGTAATGACTGCTGACGATGGGCGCACATAAAAAAAACATACTGAAACTCCAGAATTATGTCTTGGATAAAAATCAAGCAGGCTCTCTTGGACCTTGCAAATGCTCACCCTCAGGTCAACTCGTTCGGGACGGGCGACCCTCTTGCGGTAGGCACGGACAACACGATAAATCTTCGAACCCCAAGCCGTGAGCGCATCGTCTATCCGCTCGTGTTTGCGGACGTTCAGTCTGCAAGTACTGACGCTGGTACTTTGGACTTGGTGGTTGGGGTATATTTTAGTGATAGAGTTGAGTCCATTAAGCCGATGGGCGGAGTGGTTTCGGGCAGCCCTACGCTGGGTTGGCAGGACAACGAGGACGAGGTCCTAAGCGACCAGTTACAAATCGCACAGGACTTCATATCGGCGCTAACAAACGACCCGAACGAGGACTGGACCCTCTCATCCAGCGTGAGCCTTACGAGGTTCGTAGAGAGCCGGGACGACCGCACCGCAGGGTGGCAGGCGACGATGACTTTTGAAATCCCTTACGGACATTCGGTTTGTGAAATTCCGACCTAATCTACATTTATAATAAAAGCAAATTATGCCTACACCCATATTGCAACAAATGCTCGGCCAAGTCGGTACGATGGAATTCGTTGACGCTGCCGTTACCGGCAAAAACTACGACTTCTTGCTG